GCTCATGGATGTGCTCCCTTTCTGCGGGGTTGAGCGCCCGCCGTTCGGCGTGGAGGCGCGGGAAAGTTCGGCAAGTACGCTTTCGAACGAACCGACCCGGTCGGCGATGCCGGCGTCGACCGCAGCCTTGCCAATGAAAGTGCGTGCTTCCGTCTTGCGCGCGGCGGCTGCGGTGAGCCTGGAGCCCCGCCCTTTGGCCACCGTGCCGAGGAAGGCGCCGTAGAAGGCGTCGACTTCGGCCTGCAGGTCCTCGCGGACGGCGTCGGAAAGCGGCTCGAAAGGGTTGGCGTCGACCTTGTGGGCGCCGGCATGGATGAGGGTCGGCGTGATGCCGTCGCGGTCCAGCTGCCGGCTGAAGTCGGCGTGCAGAAGAACGACGCCGATCGAGCCCGCTATGCCGGTTTCCGTGGTGACGATCTCGTTGGCGCCCGACGCGATGGCGTACATGGCCGAAGCCGCCATGCCGTTGACGACCGCGACGGTTCGCTTCCTTGCGGCAAGATCGCGCACGAGGGCTGCCGTTTCGAAGGCGCCCACGGCTTCGCCGCCTGGCGAATGCATGTCGAGGATGACGGACTTCACAGCAGGGTCGGCCGCTGCCGACTTCAGCTGGAAGCCGATCCCTTCGTAGGAGGTCAGACCGGAGCTGGCACCGACCCAGGCGCCGCGGTTGACCAGGGAGCCGGTGACCGTGATGATGCCAACCCCGTCGCCGGTGACGCGATAAGGCACGGCGCGGCGGGCGCCGTTCTCGTCCTCGACGACCGATCCCCCCTCGAATCGCGAACTCTGGGGCGCATTGACGCCGAGCCTGCCGGCAAGGACGGAAAGCACCACCTCGGCCTTGTCACGCGTGATCAGCAGCGGCCGGTTCAGCACCCGGTCGGCGATATGGATCAGCGATGTCATGGAGGCTCCTAGCGGATGAACCGCATGGTCTTGGCGTAGCGCAAACGCTTTCCGTTCTTTGCCGAGCAGGCAGCCGCGAGGCGCATCAGTTCGGCGTCGAGCGCCTTGATGTCGGCGCCGGAAAAACGAAGCTGCTCCCGGGTCACCGGGGACTGGATGGAAAGTTCCTCGACATGCTCGCCGGCGAGCGCGCGCAGCTTGACCGCATAGAGCGCCTGATAGAGCGCGCAGGGGTCATCCTGGTCGACGGCAACGCCGTTGATGGTGACGAGGGTCGGCATCAGGCATCTTCCTTTTTCTTCGATGCCTTCTCGTCCTGGATGACGTCGTCCTTCGCGTCGCCCGGCCCCTGACCGAACGGCGACGGCATGCCCGCCTCGACATAGCGCTTGTGCCAGTAGAGCCGGCGCTCGAAGACCTCCTCCGCGTCGGCGCCGATCTCCGCGCATTCCATGTCAAGCGTCGACGTCCCGTTGAGCAACCGTTCGCTCGCCGCCTTGGCGCTCTTCTGGTCGTCGGCAGTGGCCTTGGCCGGGCCTTGCCACATTGCCCAAAGCACCCTGTCCCGGTTTGCGGAGAAAGCCTCGTAGCCACCCTTGAACGGCAGCCGGCCGGTGCCGATCAGCTCGTCCACCAGATGCTCGAAGCCGATCTGGCAAATCGGCGAAGCGATGCGATCGCGGCGGCGGGTGACAACCGGGTGCAGGGACGCCCCTTCCATTCTGGTCGAGGAATAGGTCGCGCCCTCATAGTTCATCGTGTAGCTGGCAACGCTGATGCCGATCGCGCGCGCCATGCCGCGCTGCAGCTCGTTGGACACGGGCAGGAATTGCGGCCCCGGAATGCCCGTCGACATCAGGTCGAGTTTCTCTCCGGGCGCCAGATGCGAGATTTTCGGATCGCTGCCGACCGAGATCTCGCTTTCGGCCGCCTTGTCCATGACGGCAAGGAAATAGTCGCGGAACTGGGCGCGTAGTTCCTTGCCGTCCTGACTTTCGCCGAGCGCTTCAAGAGCCTCGAAGGCCTCCGCCGACGGCTTTTCGCTGGTCAGCACCTGGGCAAAGACGGTCTGCAGGATGCCGGTCTGGATCGTCACGTCGACCAGCGTCTCCCATTGCAGGTATTCGCGAAAGGCCGCGACGAGCCGAGAAATGCCACGCACGTCGTTGCCGTCCACCGGGTCGAACACATGAGCGACCATCTGGCGCCCTTGCGCGTCATAGGCCCGATGGTCGCGCTTGACGACGATGCCGGTTTCTTTCTCGGCGAGACGGTAGGCGACAGGACGGCCGTTCGGATCGTGGATAACGCCCTGATACAGCCCCTCGAACTCACTGGTGTCCTGCACCAAAGCGGTAGGCGTCGTCAGGCACATCTTGGTGCCCGACGTAATGCCATAACGGCGGCGGTCGCCGGCGGACATATAGTCCATCAGCATCAGCGCCTCGCCAAAGACGACGTCATGGCGCAGAGCGATGTCCACCTTTTGCGGCACGATGAATTTGCCCTTGAGGTCGCATTCGCGCGCGTTCCACGCCCAACGTTTCCACTCGGCCTTCAACAGCTTGATGAAATCGTCCGTCTCCTTCCTGTCATAACCAAGCTTTGCTAGGTCCGGCATCGGATTGAGGATGAGCTCGACTCCGACGGTGTCGGCGATGACCTGGTCGACCGCGCCTCTCAGACGGCCGGAATTCTGGATGATGTCCATGGCAAGGCCGGCCGCGCGGCGCCACGCGGTGCGAACCTCGTCGCGATGATCGCGCAGCGCGGTGCCGCGCGTTGACAGGATCCGCGAACGGCTGTCGCGCAGATACCCGGCATTTGCGGACGGACGAGGAGCGGACGCGCCTTCCCTGCCGAATATCCGCTCCAGCAACTTCATGCGCGCCTTTTCCATTTCTCGCGACGGGCTTGCGAGACCTCGTCCGTCGTCGATTCCGTCGGGTCCGTGGTCTCAGGCTTCGGGGCATGGCGCAGGCCGTGAAGCAGGTCCGGCTTCGAAGCCGGTCTCAGCCGCTCGCGCAGGGCCGCCCAGTCGTCGGCCCTGTTGGTCGACAGCCCGAGCATTTCCGCCATCGCCATGGCGTAAACCTGCGCGTCGAGGCAGTGATTGTCCGGCCGCAGGCGTTTCCATTCCTCATGGAACTTGCCGCGCACGACCTCGGCGACGAAGGCCTCCGCCGTGAGCTGCAGGAAATATTCCTTCGGCAGGAAGTCGCCGAAATGCACGTAGCCCGGCGGATCGGCCGGCTCGCCGGAACGCAGGCCGGGCTTGTGCAGATTGGCGAACAGTTCCGACTTGAGGCCCCATGTGCCGACCGGCCATAGCATCGCGCTGCCGAAACGCTTGCGCTTGCCGCGCTTGGTGACCGACTTCTTGGCCGGGACGCTGATTGCCGGCACACCGCGTCCGCCGACGCCCTTGACAGCATAGGCATTGGGGCGCCGCCGGCACCATTCCAGGACCTGATTGGTGCGGCCGCCGTCGCCGCCGTCCACGGCCAGTGCCTCGATCCGCCGCCAGCTACCGAAAGCGTCGTGGAGCGGCTTGGCGAAGAACTCACCGAGCTTCGTCCAGGCGCCTTCGCCGGCGTTGTCCGTCGCACCCTCGAAGAAGCGGACGCCCAGCACCCAGCATTGCCGGTCCTCGCCAAAGGCAACGACGAGGGTCCAGATGCCATTGTGCTGCACGTCGGCGCCGGCGACGAGAATGAGCCCATCGGCAGGGATCTTCATTTCCGCGAAGGGTTCGCGGCGCTCCATCAGCCGCTCGTATTCCGGCGCGTTGCCCTTCACCTTTGCGGGAAGGCCGTACACCAGATTGAAAATCCCCTTGTCGCCGAGACCGCCGGCCTTGGAGTGGTTGAGTATGTCCTCGGCGATCGCTTCGTAGCTCATCATCAGCGAGATGAAGGCATCGACGTGGAAGCCGGGGTGCCGGTCAGGACCGGTCAGGGTGGCGATGTAGCGTCCATTGCGGACGCCGATGACCCGCTCGGTTTCGGTGATGATGTGCCCGCAATGCGGGCAGACATAGAAGCTCTTGTGCGGATGCAGTCGATCGAGATGGAACCCCTCGTGGGCCTGGACGAACTCTCCGCCACATTCAACGCAGGCAATGTTCCAGAAACGCTGGTCGGAGCGCTTGAAGGAACGGTCGATCCGGCAATGCCCGGGCAGGTCGCCCAGGTCGTCGCCGGTGTCGATCTCCGGCGTCGACAGCTCGAAGATCTTGAAGGCCTTCGTGCGCCGGAAGGCGGTGAAGCGACCGAAAAAGAGCGTTTCCGGATCGTCGCCGCTGACATGGGTCTGCCACTTGGAGACCTCGTCCTTGACGCCGTAGCGCGTCGTCTTGCCCGAGAGATCGGTCGCCACGTTGGCGTTGGCGAGCATCAGCGATCCGCCGGCGAAACGCTTCTCGTAAATGGTCGAGCCCGAGCCGGACCGGCTCACGGCCGGGAAGATCACCTGCTTGCCAGTCTTCGCCTGCCAGGCCTCGATAAGCGGCTGCAGCTTCTGGCTGTTCATGTCCTGCAGGAAGTCGATCGACGGCAGGCCGTAGATGGTGTTGTCCGGCGCCGTGTCGGCGATGTAGAGCGACCAGGCAAGGGCGAGGATCGAGACGCCCGTCTGTTGCGATTTGCGCACCGTCACCAGATTGCAGGGATGCTCGAGCGACAGGCAGTCGGCGATCTCACCTAGATATGGCGCGTCTTCGAGCGCCCAGAGTTCCCCCTTCTTAGGCCCGTCGACAAGCACGATGTTGTCGGGCAGCCACTCGCGAAAGCGCGCCGGCGGGCGAGGCCTGATCGCCTCCGCAAGCGCCATGCCGGCAAGGCGCAGCGCGCCGGGATGGCCGAGCCCGAAATGGACGCTCACAACTCCTCGTCCTCGAGCACCTCGTCATGCTCCGCGGCTTTCTCGACGATGGCGCCGAGCCGATCGGCAATCTCGGTGTTCAACTCGAAAGCGATGCTGCGCAACAGCACGCGCAGCCCATGGGCGCCTTCTCGCGAAACTGCCAAAGCCATGTCGTCGGCCTTGTTCTGCAGACGGGCGATGCTCGACTGGATCTCACGGCCGCAGACGGTCAGGGCTTCACGCATCCGGTCGGCGCGGACCAGCTGGCCGATATGCTCCTGCCGACGCAGCTTCTCGCGTCCGACTTTGAGCCAAGCTTCTTGCCGAAGCGCTTCGTCGCGCGACGTGCTGGAGTTGGCCGACGGAGCCGACGGCGCGTCCTTGCGAGCGGCCGCAATCTTCTCGGAGCTAGCGAACTCGCCGCGGTAGTGATCGTAGTGCGCCAGCGAAAACCGCATGATCCGGTCGCGAGCGTCGCGCTCGACCGGAAGGTCATGCTCCTCGACCAGTCGCCGCACCAGTTTGGTGACGGCCTGCTTCGTGACGCCATCGCGCGCCGCGATCTCGGCGGGCGTCGCCATCACGGTTTCTTCAGACGGCATCCAGACAACTTCCTTCGAGCCGCTGACAACCCTGACAACCCAACTTTTTCGATGGTGCGACTGGCGGAAATCCAGGGGCGGGTCTGCCCGTTTGAGGTCGAGGGGCGCGGTACGGTCCCTATACCTTGGGTGGCGGCACGGCTGTCTTGCCCAGTTAGTCGAAGAAGCCAGGGAGCATGAAGCTGATCTCGTGCATGACCCTCGGCGGCAGCTCGCGGTTGGCGAAGGCTGTAAACTCTTGAGCCGTGTCGCCCTTGACCATCTCGGCCGGGATGATGACGCCTGAATCCACGAGCGAAACCGGCCTGCCCCACCTGGTCGACGAGCGATCCGGCGCGTAGACGTGGCCGCCCAAGCCCTTGGCGGTGACGCGATTTGGAAACCGACCTGCCTTGGCGAAATCACCGGCATACAGCCGCCGCGCGCCGAAGGGCGAAGCGGTCACGCCAGCCCGCGTCTCGCGCGGCTTGAAGTATTTGAGCGAGACGTCACCGCCCTGCGTGCGCATGGCATAGGCGAGCTCGCCATAGTTGGCCCGCTCGACCTTGATCGCCCTGCGGATCGTCCGGTACGGCAGGCCCGTCTGGTTCGCGAGCGTCCGCGTCAGCTTGGTGCGCAACCGATCGCCGACATGATTTACGGCTCGCGCAAGCAGCAAGCTGCGCTGCATCTCGCTCAAGCGGCCCAGCGCATTGTCCAGCCGCTTGAGACCAGACAGATCGGCCCACCTGATCGTCAGCAGGCCGTTCACGCTCGTACTCCCAAAATGAAAAACCCCGGTCGCGAGGAGCGCCGGGGCGAGTTCTTTCTTACCGTGATCAGGTCTATGTCAAGTTTCTGCCGCGCGTCAACGGACGGAGGCGGTTTTTTTCGCGCGTTGATCCGCATCGTTGTGTGCCAACCAAACCCCAGGTCTGTCCTCCTCGAGCCATGGCGTCATCGTGCGATCAGAGGACACTAGCCGATGCGCGATCAGCTGCGGCCCGAGCTCGGCCTCGAGCCAGCGCAGCGCCGCGACCCAGATCTGGTAGTCGAGCCGTCCCATGATGTCGCCGCTCGGATCGGTCGAGAACTCGTACTTTCGGTAAGCGCCCTTCGCCGGCCGCTTGAGGCGCTCGTCATAGCCATGCACCTCGATGTCGTAGGTCTGGCCGTTATTGTCCGTAACGCGCTTCATGACGAACCAGGCCGGCTTGCCGCCGCGCTCGGCCAGCCGAACCCTGGCAGGGTCCGCGCCCCAGTCAGGCTCCCGCCCGAGGATCGCGGTTCCGACGACCAGGCTGACAATGCCTTCGCCGCGTTGCTCGTGCGAACGGGCGCGATAGCGCTCAACTGCGCGCGCAACGTACAGTTCGGCCAAACCGTGCGTATCCGGCCAATTCGCCAAGGCATTCCAGCCCTGCGGGATGACGACCTCGCAAGCGGCCAGCGCCGCGACCGCCCGGCCAACGGTCACCGCATCCTCGTGCGGCTCGCCCTGCTCGATCCAGAAATTGTCGTAGTCCTTGCGGCCTCCATCGATCAGCGCGCCAAGCTCGCCAAAGCTGGTGATCTTGCCCCAGGAAGAAGCCTGCAACATGCGCCAGGCCGAATGCGGATTTTCCAGACCTTCCACGCCACCCCCCTTCGGCAGCTCATGGACGAAGGCCCAGGTCAACAGCTCTTCTATGTTCACCGTCTTCATGTGCTTTCACTCCTTCGTCCCAATTTTTCTCTTATCGACCCAACTCGCTGCTCTTCGTCCCAAATCGAAAAGCCAACAAAGCGAACAAAAGCAGCAGGCTAGCCGGGATGTCGGGACGGGAGGGTCGAAAGGGACGATGAAATCCGCGCCATACATGAAACACCCGCTATGCCTCTTTGTCCTTCGTTTGATCTCATCCGCGCACGGATGAACCGAGAGAAATCGACCCCAGCGTCCCTTGCTTCCTAACCTGCTGCTTTCCCAAACCCTTTCAGTCCGGCTCCCTTCCCCAACTCGCAATCTACCGTCCCTCGCGGCCTTGGCGCCAAAGTGGGGAAAGGGTCAGCCCTCAAAGCCGTATGCCTCCGGCGAAGGGCCTGGATCGCGGCCGGGCGGCCGCACGAACTCGTCCTTGACCCTGATGCCCCGGTAAATCGTCGTGCCGCTTTTCGCCTTCCAGAAGCGCTTCATCGCGCCGTCAGGCGATCGCCATGTCAGCCGCGTGTAATCGGGAAGCTTGCGCGAGAAGGTCGACGACTTGAACTCCGCCGCACCCTCGCGGGCTGCCCAGTTGGCATAGCCGAGGTGCAGGTCACCGGGCGAAGTCTCGTCATCCTCCTTGCCAGTCACGATGCAGGCGTTGCGCAGGAAGGCGCCGATCGGATCGCTCTCTTCCCGGTATTCGCGGGTCGCGGCAAGCACGCTTTCCGGTGGTCGCAACCCATAGTTCAGGTAGTCGAGCGTTCCCCGCACCAGCCAGGCGAAGACGCCGTCGGCTTCGGCGCGCAGCTTCTTGGGCAGGTCCCGATCGATCCTGTCCTTCGAGATCTGGACTTCCCAAGGTACGAGATAGACGCGGCGCCAGATGCCGTCGGAAGTGTCATCGATGCGCGGCTTGTGGTTGCCTGAAAGCAGGATCTTGAACTGCGGCAGCACTTCGAAGAAATCCTGGTGCAGCCGCCGCACCGCGATCTTCTCGCCGCCGGTCAGCGTCTTGATCAGCGCGTCCTTGAGCTTCACGCCCATTTCGGGTTCCGATGCCGCGACCAGCCGCGCCCCAGGCAGGCGCGCGAGATCCGGCGTCGCCTCATTGCCCCCTCGCCTGGTATCGCCGGCGAAACTGTCGATCGACAGCGTCACGGCGAAGTCGCCGAAGATCGAGCAGAGCAGGTCGACGAAGGTCGACTTGCCGTTCGAGCCTGCGCCGTAGAAGAACACCAGGCATTGCTCGACTGTGAGGCCGAGAAGGCAATAGCCTGCAAAACGCTGCAGGAAGCCCCTGATCTCCGGGTCGGGCTGCACCTCTTTCAGAAAAGCGTCGAACACCGGCGCCGCGGCACCGGGCCGATACTCGGCTTCACCACTCTTCGAGATCAGATCAACGGGATTGTGGAGGTCGAGGCGCGGCTGCCACTCATAGACAGGGTCCTGCGGATCCGACTCCTCGTGCTCCATCCGCACGAAACGCAGCGTGCCGGAGCGGCAGTTGAAGGCGTAGACATCCTTGTTAAGGTCGCCCACCATCCTGGCAACATGCGGCAGCGCTTCTTTCATCATGTTGTCCAGCTTCGAGGAACCGGCCGAGCTTTTGGCGTGACGATGCCGCGACGATTTCCTCGCATTGGCGCTCTTCTGCGCCTCATTGGCGGCGTCGATGATGTCTTCCAGTTCCATCAGCCGGCCGAGCTTCTCGGCGTCCCAGTCCTTCTTCGGCGCGCCAAGGCGTTTGCGCTCCAGGCGGGCGTTCCGGCCGGCCTCCAGGGCCCTCTCTTCATCTTCGGTCGCGCTCAGCAGCGCCGCCTCGGCCGAGATCAATTCGGCGGTCCTCTGGGCCAGCGGCCGCACCACGGACCCGTCCTCGTCCTCTTTCCAGCGCGTGCCGTCGAAACCATGCCAGCCGACGCGCGCCACATGCAGGACGCGCGAGCCGTAGCGGATCAGGAAACGCCGGCCGTTCCCGATATCCGTCTCGGGCTCCAAGGCGCAGTCGCTCAGCACCGACTGCTCGTCGGGCTGTTCGGGAAGCTGCCGCCACGTTTCACTCGCGCCAAACAAAGGGGATCGGGGCTCTATCCCATAGGCGGCGGCCTGGCGCTGGGCTTCCTCGAGGACGGCGGCCACCTGATCCGGCATGGCGGGGTTCTTGCTGCTCATGCCACCCTCTTCGCGGCCTCGGCAGCCATGGAGGCGAAATCGCAGCCAGGCCGCGGCCAGACGATCGGGATCGCCCTGCCCGGCCGCGGCC